GTTAAGTCTTGGTTAGATACAACGTTCTATTACTTTAATCCGGCTGTTGATTCGATAAGCAAATAGGCCACCTTGATGACGGAATTCAATCTTGGTAATTCCGCCGTCCGATATTAAATCAACCATCTCAAGTTGAGATTGTGTAAATACAGTTTTACCACCGTCATAAGGCTGAATAAAAACGCTTCCATATTTTTGGCTTTCTTCTTGCCATCCAGCGAGTATGCATTCAGCTACTGCGTCAATTTGTTTCTTCGATTGAAAAGTATTTGACGCTGGCTCCTTCCGGAGATCCTGCATACTGGAACAACCAGCCATGATTAACAAAGAAAGTGCCAATAATGTTTTTTTCATATCCCTATCCCCTTTGGTTTTACAAAAGGTTAGCACAGAGATTTGTAACGTAGAATCTTCATCGTCCTTTCCTGCCAGTAGCCACCATACGGCACGCGCTGGCTCAAATGTCCGTACAGGTGGTGCAGCAGCATATTGCCCTCCAGCAAAATTCCTGCGTGGTTCCACTTATCAGCCTGGACCTGCATGATCACCATATCGCCGGGTTTCGGTGGCCCGTCGAATTCACGAAATCCGCATTCGTACCAGCAATCCTGATAAAAGTTGTCCGGATAATTGTTTTCCCACCAGGGATAATCCACGCGGTAATCGTGAAGCTCGATTCCGTGCGTTTGCCGGAAATAACTCATTACCAGCCCCCAGCAGTCGAAGTGACCAAGCACAAACGGACGCTCCAGTAGCGGCAGCTCCCCACGCGGCTGTATGGTGCGTAAATACCCCTCAGGCCAGCTCACGATGTGCCAGGGTAAAAGCGTTGCATCGCATTGCGCTTTATCCAGTTCGCTCGGTTGGGTTGTGGCGTCAGGGTGACTGTGAGCGATGGCGATCACCGTACCCCAGTCCTCAGCAGCTGCGTAATCTTCCGGGCAAAGGACAAAATTGTCCTCCGGCGCCGTGGCTAGGTTGCGGCACGGGAAATAACGTTCAACACGGCTTTTCTGAGCCACCACGCCGCAGCACTCGCGAGGATATTCAGCTGCAGCATGCGCCATAATGGCATCAATGGTTTTCTGCCGCATATCAGCTCCTGATCAAAGACGTGCCCGGGAAGCCACCAAACGAGAGTTCGTTATTTTCGCCGAATCGGAGTTTGCAGGCCGTCAGCGTGCCGTTGCATTCATCCAGCGACGGATCGCTTACCGGGTTGTTGTTTTTGTCGAAATAGCGGGTGCCGGCATAGTCGCGGCCGTCGCCGGTACGATATTTATTCCGGATGCACCAGGTACACAGGGAATGAAGCTGTCGCGTCGGGATCATTTGCCCCTGCAGGTCCATCGGGCTGGACAGAACAAATTCAACGGTTTCACCGGCAAGCTCGCCCGTTTTCCCGTCGATATACCAGACCTGCAGCTTTTCCTGAGTCGGGTCTGCTGTGGGGTTGCCGTCCGCGAAATTTCTGGCATCGAGATATTTCTCTTTTGTGTCGTGAATAGTGACTTTCGCCTGCAGCAGATCGTCATAGGCAAGACACAGGGCAGAAATAGAGCTTTCGATGTTCGCAACCGTCAGTGATGGCGTTGCATTGCTCCCACTGGTTGATTTTTCCAGGCCTTCCAGCTGATACGGCCAGGCGGCGTATTCATTTCCCTGCCACCAGATTGGTTTCGCCGGAAGCTTGGACTCATCCCCACCAGCGGCGATGATTTCCGCTTCCGTGTGGGGAATGCTGTAATTGTGAAAGCGGAGAACGTCCGTTAGCCCAAAGGAAGAACCGTCCACCTCAATCAGACGAACATCGTTTCCGGATTCCAGCTTCTGATAATCTGCGTTTAAGCTCATGGTTTAAATGCCTGGATGAATGTTGCTTCAAGGTTGAATTTCCCCGCGCCAAGCCCGGTGGGTTTATACGTTTCGCAACGATACAAACCCAAAGGTTCGAGCGGTGGCTTCCATTGAAAGGCTTTCGTTCCTTCATGCCTGTCGAGAAAAGATTTAATGGCAGAAATGTAGGTTTCGTTGC